GTCGCATCGTTCATGCGCGCTTCGATCAGCGGAATAACCGCATGATCCTGCTGAACAGCGCCTTCCATCCCGAGGAACGGCACAGGGGCAATCATCAGCTTGAGATTGAACTCAGCGTTATACGCGCCCTGCTGAACGCTGGGCTGCGCAAAAGAACCGCTGTAGTCCGACCACTGCGCGTTGATAAACTGACTGCCCTGAACCGGCACGGTAACGGACGAAACACCGCCCGAAGCCGACTGGCTGTTAGCAATCAGCGCCGCCATCAGCGGCGTGCTGTTGTAAATCTGTACGACCAGCTTCGGGATAAACGCGCGGCGAGTGACGTAAGTCAATTCGCTGTATTGCGTGGAACCCGAGGCGGGAAGAATACCACCGCCGATAGGCATAGTTTGCTCCTAGGTTAAAGGGTTACGTCACAGACCAATCGGACGGCGCGGGCCGCGCAGTTCCGCAAACGCCCTGGCTGCTTCGTCACGCGCCGCAACCTTGGGATTCTTCCAATACGCCGAGAGCGTGCTACGAGCGCGATCATCAATCACGTTCATGTTGAACCCGCTGGGCGTAGGCGCAGCAGCTTCCTTCATCCAACGATGATAGTCAGCCGCCGTCTCGTGGGAAGTGATGCCCTTTTCAAGCATGATCTTCTCCACCGCCTCAATCTCAGATTCGTCGGAAACCTTACCGTGCTTCATCAGGTTCTGCCGGCGGCGTTCCAAATCCTCGCGCGCATCCTTTTCCTGAAGCTTAGCTTCAAGCTGGCGGACACGCTCCTCAGACTGCTGCATTGCCCGGTTAGTCGAATCCTCGATTTCAATCTCAGGAATCGGCATATCAGGCTTGGCGCGCTTGGTCAGCCGCAGGAAATCCTTGCGAGTAGCAGGATTCTCAGCCAACCCGCGAGCCAGCATAGCAAGCTCGTCGCGGGCTTCCGGGGTAAGGTCTTCAAGCGAAGCCATCAGATCACCTTACGGCCGGTAATGCTCTTTTCCAGAGCAATACCATCCTTACCGCCACCCTTATGGCTAGTCTTGCTGGCGCCGGTCAGGCCGCCAAGCTGCGAAAAGCGCGGCGTGTTGTAAATCTGGCCGTTGTGCTGATTGTTGTCAGTCGGGCGGCGGGGAGAAGAAGCCCCGCGAGGCTTAAAGAGGTCCATGTTAATCTCCGTTTACATCGGGGGCATGCCGGGCGGACCACCCGCACCGGGCATCGGGGGAGGCGCACCAGCGCCAGGAGGCGGCATCGGAGGCATACCCGGCGGCGGGCCGCCAGCCATACCCGGCACAGCAGGCATACCCGCCATTGCCTTCATTTCAGGAGTAGCCCCACCAGCCTGCGGAAGCTGCTGAAGAAGCTGCAAAATCTCGGCATTCTGAAGCTCGCCAACCTTACCGCGCCGCGATCCCATCACTCCCGTGAGCGAACGCAACGCCGCGACAAGCTTCTGCCCCTCATCAGTCTCAGAGCCGATAGCCGGCAAAGACCGCTCAATAAGGTCCATCGCCATGCCAACGTTAATCATAGCTCCCTCGCGCGAACCCATCTTAGGCTCCGGGGTGGACATAGGAGCCGCCATCGGCGGCGCCATCGCGCCACCCTCGCCAGGGGGCGGGGCAGCCATTTCAGGCGCCTCCGGTCGCTGGGCGCGCAGCATTTCCATCACGCGGTCAGACATTTGAGCCTCAACAAGTAGTCCGCTATGACTACATAGGAATAATCTAAAAAGTCAAGCAGGGATATATTTTGCTTCCGTCCCTGCGCGGAAGGTTCCGGAAAACGACCGCTAAAGCGGTGCGTTAGTTACCGGCGAGCCTTACGACCGCGACGACGAGCCATTTTAATCCTCCTTTCATGTCTAGAAGTGAAAGACCATCAATCAACGCCTGCGACCCTTACGACCACCGCGCTTGACGGATTTGTACATAAAATCACCCCCTCTCAAGAACGCTTCATACGCGAAGACGATGCCCTTGGCGTCATGCTGCGGATAGAGTTGATTTTATATTGGATGGTTGGCGCGGCTTCACTCCTCGCCAAATCCTTACCGCTCACCCGAGGCTGGTCAGATTTAGGCTTGAAGTTCTGCGCCATCATTTCACCTGCTTCAAATCGGGCTTGGCGCCCGGCTGGGGAGGTTGCGCCGCCTGCTTGGCCTCAGCCTTCTTAAGCCGCTCTTTCAAAAGCTGCTTCATTGGCGGATCCAGCAAATCAAGCAGGCTTTCCTTGTCGATCACCTGGGCCTTGAACAAGTTAAACGCCAACTGCCGCATGTCCTCCATGAAAATGGGGCTGTTGGAGTGGGCGTCCACCTTGACAATGTAATCCTTAGTGAACTGCTCGGCAATAAATTTCATGCCGTCCGCCACCTGAAACTGCGTGCGGTCATAAGCCTGCATCAGTTTCAAATACAGCGTGGCCATCTTTTCCAAGCTGTCTTCAATTACCAACGCGCGCTTTTTAACGCGGCTGGAACCCAAGCGGGCAAGCTGGGTCGCATGTCCCTGGCTACGCACACCGGACTCGCCTCGGCCGGCCATAACGCTAGAGATGCCCGACGCCTCGGAAAACATCTCATCAATCCGGTCCAACTCTTTGAACAAGTCAGCCGGCATATCCGGCGCCATGCGCTCAACCTTGCCCTGCGGCATGTCATTGGCCAGCAGTCCTCCGGCCCGGTTCAGCGCAAAGTTCTTCTCGTCAAGAATGCCGCTAAAGCCCATCAAGGCTGTGGGCGGATTAACCTGCTTAGAAAGGAGGTCAAGGATTTCAGCCATTCGCTTATTGCGCATCTGCTGAAGGTAAACCAGCTTTTGCACTTCGCTTTGGCCCCAGTAATAATCGTACTGAGGGTTGGGAGTAATCTGGACAAAGGGAAGCTCCCCCTTCAAAAACAGTTGCTCGCCTTCACGATCATAAATAACAACATCAGGGTCAGCAATAGTGATCACCTGATAATCGTTGGTTTCGTCGTTCCAGACATACAACTCCCGCATTTCAACGGTGTCTTCTGCCACCATGGCCTTCATACGGTTGAATCCGTACAAATCCATATTGACCGTGCCGTAAATAGTCGGGCTGGTCTGACTCATCACGATGCGGTCAACGCCCTCAGGCACACTCGAAACCTGATGCTGCGTTGCCGATACACGCCGCATAATGTCCGCCCGCTTGGGGTGGCCATACAGCCGGCGCGCTAGGTCAGAGCGGGTAATGTAGTACCAGTGGACAAAAGCTTCCTGACGGTCTGTGTACGGGGTATCCTCCCGCAACACGCCAATGCTGCCCGGCTCCACCATGTACGGGTGAATAGACCCGTTGCGCATCACCAACTTGATAAACGCGCTGTTGAAGGCCAAAGCCCAGGTAACAGCCATGGCAAACACTTGGTCGCCGTTGCTGTCCGTCCACTTGTCGTTCAAAGCTTGCGTCAACACCGGCACCTTGCCGTGTTCCACTTGATGAGACGAAGCACCCAGGTTAATGCTGAACCGAGTCGTATCCGCACTGAACAGGAACGAAGTCACTTGGTCGATATGCGGGTAAATCTTGTTGTAGTGCGCCGGCACCTCATCAGGCCCAGCGCCAAACAAATACCAAGACCGCAAGCTGCTGTAGTCAGCACGCCGCTCAGCGCGGGAAACCGCACACTTCTCGACCAAATCGAGGTATAGCGTCTGGCGGTCTGCGGCGTCTTTCGGGATAATCAAGGCTTGGCCTTCATCAACGCTTCCGCAGCACTATAAGACGTTGTTGCCGGCCCGCGCAAGTCTCCCGCGTCACGGGGGTTAAACCCTACCGACTCGCCCCTGACAGACTGCACAGCCCGACCGCTCAATACATTCCCCATGCTGTACCGCTGGTCACCACCCCAAATAACCCCCCTGCCGCGCTGATCCTCAACCGGCGGCGCATTATTCCGGGTCAAATACCCCTCCTGATGCTCGCCTTCTCGCGTGCTCTTGATGTTGGTCATCTTGAACTCGCTAGCCAGCCCTTTCAGCGTGCCATCAACATGCTTAGTGCCCGCAGACACATAAGCCGGCGGCTTCAAAAAGACGATCTTGATCCCGGCAGAGCATCCAGCCGGGCAAATCGGCTCCCAAGCCTCAAAAAACCCATGCTTTTGGCACTTGTAGTCCCGTTTAATAGCCATCTAACCCTCCATCTGCTCTTTCAAAGACGGCTTTGAATAGTCAGACTTGTTGCGAACCCCCACATCAAGCCGCAACCGACCATCCACCACCCGCAATCCCGTATGTGGCCGCAACCTCGGCCTAGCCTCCGCCCGGTATTCCAGATACCGGCTGCCATCCTTGCGCTGCATCACCACCACCAAGCCCTGTTCCCACTCTTGCAAAGCCTTGGAAACGGCTACTTGCACCGTCGCGGACATAGGCGAGGTCTTGTACCTGAACACGTCCCGAATCTGGCTCTCACTTATCCCAGCCAAATCCGAAAACATCGCCAAGCTAATCAGCCTGCCCTTGTCCGCCAAGAACCGATCCATGCGCGCATGCAACTCGCGCTTGGGCAAACACGGCATCATGAGCCCGTTATCCCAATGCTCTTGAGGTAAGAAGAAATAGAGCGCTGCCCACTAATCTGCTCAGGGGTTAACGTCTCCGTTTTCTTGCTGTTCTCCTTAGTCACGCGCATCTGAATCAACCTCGGCTGCACCTGCTCGGCATACGCCGCCGCCGCCAAAGCCGCCGCAATCACCCGATCATCCTTACCGCGCCCCTGCGCCTGAATGCTGCCCTGGTCGCGCTTGATCGTCTTCATCTCATCCAACAACTCCATAGACCGAACCTCAAGCATCCCACGCTCAAAGTAGTCCTTGAAGTAAGTCAGCATCCGCTCCTTGCTCGGGCCAGTCGTAACCCAACCCATGCTGCTGGAAATGCCGCCCATGCTATCATTCTTGCGCCAAATGTAGTTCTGCATGTGCCCCAGCACATTCATCAAGTCACTACCCTGCTGCCCGCCAATGCTAGCAGCCTGCCGCTTCAGATTCCGCAACTCATTAATCACCGCCTGCCCTGGGCCATTCACTTCCAGATTCAACGTACTGTTCTTGTACGCCCCAGCCAAATGCGCAATCGCCCATGCAAACTGATACGTGTTTAACTCGGCAGTCGCGAACTCTGCCACTTGCTCAAGACCGTCTGCATAACAACGGAACACCTGTATGCAAAAACGATCAGCCCAATCACTGCTGCCATAAGCAGGATCAGCGCCAATGACGTAATAAGCTGTATCAACGGGTTCCTCCCAAACGTGCAACGTGGCCAAACGCTCCGTAGAACGCATGACCTCCGTATCCTGAAACATCTGCCCCATCACGTACCGATACATGTCAGGACGCAACTTCTTCGACTCCTTAGCCTGATCCGTACACCGGCTGTTGGAGAAAAACGAAGTCCCCGTCATCACAAAGGCATACTCCTCCGTGGGCGGAAACTCCTGATACATCAACGACTCATCCTGCGCGTTCTCATGCAGATACCAACGCCACCACGCCATCTGGCGGCTGTTGATCTCCACCTGATACAACTTGCGAATGTCCCTAACCCACTCGCGCTCCTCAGGCGTCAATCGTCCATCCCAGTAAGTCTTGTACACGGCTGTATCAGGATCGGCAGTGTAAAGCTCGTTCCTCCACCAGCCGCAAAAAATGGCCCGCTGGGTGCGAGCCTTCTTAGACTTGACATACATATCATGGAACATGTTGAAGCCGCGCGCCGTGCTCTCAAACATGTACAGGCGGTCAGGGTTGGTTTGAGCGAGCGAAGCAAGCAAGGACGCCAAACCCTCCTCATCACCCCAGGACGAAGTTTCAGTTCCGTGCAAATACGTGATCGCCTTGCCACGCCCTAGATTCCCGTTCTTCCTGCTACCCGCCACCTGATAAAACAACCGGCTCCGGTTCTTCAAAACCAATTGATTCCGGTTGTGACTATCCAGCGGAATCTTCCACGCCCTAGGCAACCCCTCCATGTACATGCCCAAGGTGCTGCGGAACATCTCACGGTTCTCTTCCGTGTCAGTCGTCAGCGTGCCCTGCAAGCCAGGGTGCGTGAAATGCCAATACAAATCCAACGCCAAACTAATCGTCGTGATCCCCAACTGCCGGCCCTTGAGAATCACAAAAAAATGGCAGTCATCCTCCAACCCACGCGCTATCTCATTCATCACGTAAGTCTGCGTTCCCAGCAGTGAGCCAAGCTTAATAAGACCCTTCTCCTTGGCCTCAATTTTAAGCTCAGAGCAAAACCGATAGAACCGCTGAAGGTCAAACTTCACTCAACCACCTCATGCCCGTTCCGACGCGCCAACGCCACCGCATCACCCCGCGTCCGACCAGAACCCAAAAAACACAACCACCGCGCCTGCGTAGTCCTATCCCCACGCTCGTCCTCACGCCCCTGGCACCAACCATCAGGCCGGCACGGCTCCACACAACGAATCATCCACAGCGGGCTATACACATCCCTCAGCACACACGCCCTCATGCCAACACATACCCCCGCTTGGTCCACCGCACCACCAAACCCGTCTTTCTGGCCTGACTCACCAAGTTACTCACCACAGCGCGCCAACTACCCGGCCACTCATCATGCCACAAAACCTCAGCTATCTCCTCAACCCTCACAACCTCACCACACTTCAACAACCCCACAACCTGCTCCAACCGCGCATCCTTCGGCAACCGACGCATCACCAACCGCACATCCCCACGCCGCCGGCACTCCCGCAAAAGACGCAACACCGTCCCCAAACTCAAATCCACCTCAGCACATATCTCCTTCAGCGGACGCCGAACGGAATACATCTCGCAAATGCGGTTCACTACCCACGTCTCAACCATGGCGCTAACTTACATATCTTTTACCGGGAAAGCAATGGCGGTCCTGGCAGGGATCGAACCTGCAATCTCCGCCTTCGGAGGGCGACGCTCTATCCAGTTGAACCACAGGACCTAAGAGCAACATGCTCCGCAACATGGCACACCTTGCACAACCAAACCACATCCAGCGGGCGCGTGTAATCCTCGTGATGCCCATCAGCCACAAGCGCAGAACACCTAACGCAAGGCCGCTTCTGAACCTTCCCGCGCCTAACCGCCATACGCCATATCTGCCGGCACGAAGCCCGCATCTTCTTCTCATCAGCCGTTAAAAGCTCAACACGCTTCCGACCAACCCGCTTTAAGCCATTATCGTATTTCCGGCGCTCCTTTGCTTGCCTAGCCTCAGGATTAGCCTTCAGCCATTCAGCCTTCTTCCGAGTGGCATACCCAGGATGCGCCAACCGCCAAGCACGCTGGTACGCCGCCTTATCAGCCGTCTTCTTCTTCCAGTCAGCCGGCTTTGACGCCAACTTTTCCGCCGCCCTCTTGGCTCGATACGCTCTACCGTAATCACGAAAGCACGCCTTACAGCGCGACAGACTCGAAGCGTAAAAATCAGACTCAGGCAAAACAGCCAAACAAACCCGGCATTCCAGCATAACCAAAACTCCTATTGTTTCCGCACCATACCACCAAAGCGGGTGAAAACAATATTGGATTTTACGGTTCCAACTTTTGGGGGGATCGGAGGGGGTCACCCTCACAAGCACCCCCAAGGCCCATCGCGCCTCCTCGCGCGCGCGTAACGCTACGGCATAGCAACGCCAAACCCAAACCCTAACACCAAGTCAGTGTGCACTATACTGCACGCTAACACTAATGCGCAGGCATCCATTGCGTAACCCCAAGGTGTATCAGTACGAGAGACATATGTCTCATGGCGCGAGGAATTAGGTGGTTATCCCCCCATCTATTCCCGCAACAAATCTACTCCGGAACATATACGGTATAATATAACACAGTCGCATAGCGAGGGTAGATATATACGTAGATAGAATGAGCCATACGCAGAATGTTACATAAACCAGCGAGCCTGCGAGTGGCGTCTAGGGGGTATATATATACGTAGAGCTATAGCCCTGCGTGGGGTTATATCTTACGCATATATACACCCTGCTTATACATATACCGCGCGCGCACGCGTAGCAAGGAGCGTGCCACCTATCGTTTAGCGTAAGATGTCCAATCTTTCACAAAATAGGTCTTGCGTATCGGGTAGGTGCTGGGTATTGTGCTTTTGACGGGTGGCGAGGGGCTGCCTGGTTTTGGGAGTAGGCCGCATGCCTTACCTTGCAGAATATACCGATACCTTTGGTGGTGACGCTAACTATTCGTGGGTCCGCCGCGCCGTGGTGCATGACGTT